TAACTTAATCTTCTTGAAATATCCACATGTTCATGAATATATTTAACCAATCTCTATGATTTTTCAATAGTGATCTAAAATCAGCTTTAGTATTATAATTAGAAATACTAAACGGATCTGGAAGTGGTAAATATCCATGATTCTCTAAAAGATTATTAAGACCAACCTTCATATTTTCACTAGCAAAACCGTGATCAGAATAACCTTCTAAAATGCCTTCTGCTTTTTCAATTAAAATTACTAACTCATCTGCAGATGCATCGGGTAATTTGTATGTACAATTTCTTAAATTGTAAACACCTTGTAACCATTCTTTTTTATCCATGTAATCTCCTTATTGTTATTTAAATTAGAAGATATAGACGTTTAAAATTGTATTTATGTAACCAATTACAAAAGTGTTACTAACTACTTTTTCTTTGATCTCAATAATTTTAAACATTTATAATCTCCTTAACTTAACTTATAAATAAATATACTTAGTTCTGGAACCAATGTACATACTTTTTTTAAAAAAAATATAAAAAAAAAGGCTAGTAAAAACTAGCCTCTTTTTTGATCTAAACTGCTTGAGTTTATCTTTGATAATATTCACTTATCAATATCGGAAACATTATAGCTAAAAAAGCGAATATATTAATTAGTATATGTTCTAACATTACTTACCTCCTTTAGCCATTTTCTTAACTGCAATACCATCTAAGTAAAAAGCTGGTGCGTGGTAACAAAATCTACTCCACTGATCATCATAACTCGAGCTCTTTAAAAGATCTTCATCATCTAACTTAGCAATAGCAATTGCATAATCAGTACTTATATGACGCTGTGAATAACCAGTTGCATAATCGTCAGTTTCAAAAGCACTTTGACCATTAGCAAATTCGCCATGTTCATTAGCGTACAAAGTAATATAATCATTACAAATACCTTTTTGAAATCGCTTTTTAGTGTTACTATAATCTTTTCTAGTGTTATCCCAACCTTGTTGCTTTTGATAGATCTTATAAAGCTCCAAATATTCTGGATTCATATCATAGTTAGTAACTAATATACACTCAGTTACATCACCATTCCAAAACACATTTAGATCATGTTTATAACACATAGCAATAATTTGCCAAGCGTTTTCGGCGCCTGAGAAAGGAAGATATACATATTGATCACCATTTTTAATATCATACATAGCTTGATCATGTATATAAGTATACTTACCATTCTCTAGTTGCTCTTCAGGTATTTCAGTACAAGAATTACAACAAGCACTATTTTTTTTAGCATAGAAACCTGCTTTACGTAGATCTCTAAATACTAAGGTTAACTTATCATTAAACCAACCTTTTCTTGAAATAGTTGATCTAACAGTAATATATGGAACTAAGTTATGTGATTTATATTCTTTACCATACTCAGTTCTGAAGTTTATTTTATATTTATTCATTTTAATCTCCTTAATTAACTTACACTATAAATTACTAAATATTTAGCTACTTGTACATCTTTTTTTTAATTATTTGTAAACTTTTTTCCTATATATATAGAGAGGAAACTCTATTTTCGTCTTTACGAACATAACCTTAATATGAGGTAATTACTTAAACTGATAAACAGTAAGATAACAGCATGGGAAAAAAAGCTAAACACTTAAAAGAACATCAATGGAAAAAGGGTGAATCAGGTAATCCTAATGGAAGACCGAAGAAAGAATTTGCGCTTAATGATCACATTAGATCTTTTGCTAATTTAGAAGGTGAAGATAAAAAGACTATGCTAGAGAAAGTTGTTGAAACTGTTTATGGAGAAGCATTAGCAGGTAATATGACTGCAGTAAGTTTTTTAGCGGACCGTATACTTGGAAAACCTCAGCAATCTGTATCTTTAAAAGAAGAGTCTACTGAACCAATTAAGATTATCGATATAGGTAATGACGATGCAGTGGAAGATTGATGAGACTAGAAAAAGTATTTTGCATGATGAGCATCGCTATAAATGCATTGTGTCTGGACGACGTTGGGGAAAAACAATTTTCAGTATTATTTGGTTACTCTTTCCAGAGTTTAAACCTAATGAAAGGCGATGGATTATTTACCCTACGTATCGACAAGCAAAAATGGTCGCATGGAGTACATTAAAACAATTCTTCAAAAATCAGAATGTAAAGATCAATGAGACTGAATTATCTATAACGTTAGATAATGGAAGTACGATAGAGTTAAAAGGAGCAGACGCGTCAGCAGATAAAATTAGAGGTGTTAGTTTAGATAGAGTAGTAATGGACGAATATGCATTTATGAAAGAATCAGTATGGAGTGAAGTAATTCAACCAATGACTGTACAAAATAAAGCAGAAGCACTATTTGTAGGGACTCCGAACGGTTTGCAAAATCATTTTTATGATATGTTCGTAAAAGGGCAAACGATTAATGAAGATCTAAAAAGCTGGCAATTTACAACCATCGATGGCGGATGGATTGATGAAGAGGAAATAGAGAGAGCAAGAAAGAATTTAGATGCTAGAACGTTTAGGCAAGAATATGAAGCGAGTTTTGAAAGCGTACAAAACAAAGCAGCTTATAATTTCAATAGAGATATACACGTTAAGACTATGGATATTTCTACTAGACAATTTTGGGGCGTTGACTTTGGTGTTTCAAGCTTTATGACTGCAGTAAAAATGTGCGAACTAATCGATGGAACAGTTTATGTGTTCGACGAAATCGGCATAAGAAATAGTAACACATTCGAGTTAGCAAAGCTCATGCAGATGAAAGGGCCAAACTTACCAGTCTATCCTGATCCAGCAGGAAACGCTAGAACAAGTAATAGCACAAAAAGTGATCACGCAATTTTACGTGAAGCAGGATTTACAGTAATTAGTCGTAAAGCAAATCCTACACAAAAAGATAGATTGAATGCAATCAATAAAAAGTTAGAAAATGCAAATGGTGAACATCAACTATTTATTAATGCTAAATGTAAGAATACAATTAGAGATCTAGAACTTACAACAGTAGACGATGGACGAATGATCAAGACAGAAACATTATCGCACTTTTTAGACGGACTCATGTATCCAATCGAATATAGATATGGATTTAAAGGACAAGGAGCTTCAATAGCATGGTAGAATTTCTATTAGGATTATTTGTAGGAATAGTATTAAGCGGTTTAATTACTTTATATGGTGGCTATAAGCTACAGCAAAAACAAGAAAAACAACAAGAACAATTAATGCGTACATTCTTAAAAGATGAGGATATAAATGAACTTTATAAAAGGTATGAATCATGATAATTTATAATTTAACAGAAAGAATGTTGCATGGATTATTGATGGATACAATAGAACAAAACCATCAAAACGAAATGGCAGACAGAGAACGTTTACTCGACTATTATGAAGGAGTAAACTTAGAAGAAGATCTCAAAGAATATTTTAATTCGGACTCGCTATCGCAGATACCGCCAATGTATATCAATTTGGTGCGCAATATCATCAGTAGAAGATGTTTAGTATATCAGCAAGCTCCAATACGCTATAATGATCAATACAATGACGTGCTTGGAGATTTAGATAGCTTTATGAAACAATTCGAACAGCTAGTCTATTTATTAGGGTCCGAAGGTTTGTATACAAGATGGGACGATAACGAAAAGAAACTAAAATATCGACCAATCCATTTCTTTACACCATTCTTTTTACCAAACGAAGATGAGCCATTCGCTGTAATGTGGCAAGTAGAATCACAATTACAAGCAAGAACAGAAGAAGCTCAATATATGTTTTGGTCAAAGGATACGCCAGATATGGAAGGGAAACACTTCTTAATATCTGAAAAAGGAAAGATCACATCAATTGTAGAAGGAGATAGAAATCCATACGGAGATATTATTCCATTTACAGTTGCACATCGCCACCCTTACACTAGAGATTATTTTAGAGAAGGTGCGTCAGATTTAGTAGATGGTATGAGATCAATTAATATTTTGTTAACGGAGTTAGCACTCCATGGACGTTACGGCTTAGGCCAGCCAGTATTTACAGGTTTGGACACTGAGCAACGTATTACAATGGGACAAGATAAAGCATTAGTATTACCTGAGGGAGCAAACTTTAGTTATGCAACTCCAAGTAGTAACATTAATGGTATGATTGAATCAACTAAATATATGGTAGATAGTATTGCACAGGCAAACAATGTAAGAATTAATTGGGCAAGTAATCAACCAGAATCTGGCCTTAGTAAAAAGATGGGACAATTAGATCTAATGGATGCACTAAGAAGTGATGTAGAACAAATATTTAGACCATTTGAAAAAGAACAATTTAGAGTAATACGAAGAATTTGTGAAGTATCTGGTGGTATTAACATACCAGAGCAATTTAGTATTGATTTTGCAGAAAGAGAAATACCTATGTCGCAAGATGAGGAAATACAATATTACTCATGGGCATTTCAAAATAATTTAGAAACTAGAGAAAGTTATTTACGTAAAAAGAATCCAGACTTAGCAGAAGAAGAAATAGAAAAAATGTTAGAAGATCTTGGTGAAGGCCAAGAACAAGAAGAAACACAGTCTATTTTAGATAAAATAGGTAAGCAAGTTGGCTAATCTAGATTTTTATACCGTTGAATTAGAAAAGATTCAACAAGAGTTATTTGACAAATTAGAAAAAACTATTATAGGCCTAAGAGGGCTTACAGATAGAGAACTGTTAAGAATTACAGGACAAATAGATCTATTCGAAGAGATGAATCGTCTTGGATATAGTACTTTATTAGGAAGAGTAGGTAATTTGTATGATGATCAAATTGCAATAGTATTTGGCGAATTATCAAGAAGAGAATTAGCTAGAGTACCTGCAATTAGTATTACGACACTCGAACAGTTAAAAACATTCGATATGGAGTTTTTATCTCAAGGAGTAGAACAATATGCAAGGCAGCTAAAAGGTGCCATGGTGCGCAACCTGGTGGCCAGAGAGAGTGTTGAAAACATTATAGAAAACCTAACAGCTACGCTTGGACCAGGAAATGTAATATCTAGCAGACAATTTAACTTTTTGATCAATGAGTCTTTTGCAAGGTTTCAACATACAGTAAGAGGTAATGTTTATGAAAACATACCAGAAGCTAAATTTACTTATTCAGGACCAACTAGAGGTAATAGAAGAGACTCTTGTTTACATATATTAAATAATGTAAAAAGATCACTAACTAGAGAAGAAATAGATAATTTAAAAGTACCACCACAAAAAGATGGTTCTACTTTTCAAGGATTTGTAGCAAGAGGTGGTTACAACTGTAATCATGATTGGATTAGAAGTGAGTAAAAGATTTAGAAAAGGTGAAATACAAGAATTGTTAAAAGCATCTGCAAAAAAGATGAAGATATTAGCGCAAGATGCAATTGATAGAATACAATTAGATGCCTCAGGTGGTATTTTTCAAAGTGGTAATAAGCAAGGACCGACTGGTTTTGCAGGTAGATATAATAAACAATACGAAAGATACAAGCGTAATGGCATGAGAAGATTTTCAGACGGTAAGAAACTAAAAGCTTATCGTGGTAGATCTACAAATACAGAAACGAGAGTTGTTAATATGAAACTTACAGGTGATACGTTTCGTGGTATGACTGCAAGAGGTAAAGCAGATGTAGGTCAAATAGCATATCGTCCAGAACATACTGGATTAATTCTTGGTAATCAAGATAGAGGATATGATATTTATAATTTATCACCAAAGAATTTGGAATATATTATTGATAGGTTTGATCAAGTAATTTTAGATCCAGCTTTGAAGAAATATATGCAAACGAAAACAACAATATAGGAGACAGTATGTCTGAAGAAAATGTAAAAGTAGAAGAACAAGCAGTAGCAGAAGCTCCTACACAAGAAGTAAATGAAGTTGGCGAATATATTGCAGAAAGCAAAAAATATCGCCAAAGAGCTCAAACAGCAGAGGCTGAGTTAAAAGAACTCAAAGAGAATCTAAAGCTTCAAGAACAAAAACAACTTGAAGAAAAAGAGGAATTCAAATCTTTGTATGAGAATGTGAAAGCGGAAAACGAACAATTAAAACCTGTCGTAGAACAATTTCAGATTCAAGAAAAACAAAGACGCGAACATCTGTTGTCTCAACTTTCAGAAGAAGATCAACAAATTTATGAAGACCTGCCAACAATGAAGTTGGAGAAGCACATTGAAAGATTGGGTAATAAAAAAGTGCAAGTATCTGATGCGAAAGAAGTTACTTCCGCAGGTAAATTTGCTGCTAATACTAAGTGGGCAGATATGACCGATGAAGATAGACAAAAAGCTAGGAAAAATCCTAAACTTTGGCAACAGATCGTAGAAGGTTATAAAAACAGCTAAAATTTTTAAGGGAGAGATAAAAAATGGCTAATGTAACTACAACAACTGCCGCAAATTTCATTCCTGAGATGTGGCGCGACGCGATTTTAGATTATGCTGAAAGAAAATTTCAGTTAAGAAATCAAGTCCTTGACTTCTCAAGTATGTTAGCAGGTGGCGGTGACATATTAAACATTCCTAAAGTGGCAGAAGAAACTGCAGCAGCTAAAGCAGCTGATACAGCAGTAACTTACTCTGCAAACACTGACGGAGTAATTCAACTAGCAGTAGATCAACACCAGTACGAAGCAAAAAGAATCGAAGACATCGTAAGGGTCCAAGAATCTGCAGACTTATTCAACGCATACGCGCGTTCAATGGGTTATGCTTTGGCTAAAAAAGTAGAAAACTACCTAGCTGTAGATATTCTACAAGCAGCTACAGGTAATGATGTAACACTAGCAGCTGATAACACTGCAACAACTGCACTTATCAGAACTGGTTTACAAAAACTGCTTGATGCAAACTATGATTATACAGATGGAGATACATTCTTTTATGCATCACCAGCAATGTATATGAGTTTAATGAGCTTAGGTGACTTCACAGAAGCGCAAAAAAGAGGCGATGGCGTAGGACCAAATGTTACTGGTAACATCATGAACATTTATGGTATGCCTGTATTTGCTTCAACAGATTGGGACGATGATGGTGGTACTAATGACGAAACTGGTACTATTTTTAATAGAAATGGTATTTACTTTGCTCAGCAAGTAGCTCCAAGAGTTCAATCATCTTACGATATAGATCATTTAGCGACCTCAGTTGTTGCTGACGTTCTATTCGGTGCAGTATTATCACATGCTGCTAACTCAACTGCATTGCCAGTTGTTAACTTCGTAAATCCATAATTGGGTTAGCGAAAAATGGTTAAATATGGGCCTATTTTTACATAGGCCTATATTTACCACTATTATTAATTTTTAAGGAGATCTAGATGCCAATATATGAATATAAATGTAGCTGTGGAAAAGAATTTGAAACCATACAACGAATGAATGATGATAAACTCAAAGTATGTAATAAAGATGTGTTAGAATGTGAAGGAGATGGTGAATTAACAAGATTGATCAATAAACCATTAATTCTTTCAGATGATATTGGTAGAGGAACAAAAAGAATGACCGATAAAGATCTATATAAGGAATTAGATGAGTAGTAATACAGATCTTGGAAATACACCTGTAAATCAAGGTTATGTACAATTAATTCACACAGGAGAAACTGGCGGAATTGATGGTACACTTCGTACATTATATGATGGAGATGGTACAGCTAGTGATCTACAAATTGCAAGTAACAAAGTTAAAATAAATACAGAACTTTATATAGGCAGTGATACATTACAAGAATATATACAAGATACTGTTGGTGCTATGTTTACTGGTAACACTGAAACTAATATTACAGCAACTTATCAAGATTCTGATGGTACTATAGATCTAGTAGCTTCTGGAAGTGTTACAGCTTCAAGTACAACAACATTTACAAATAAAACTATTGATGCAGATAATAATATTTTATCTAATATTGAGGTTGATAATTTTAAATCAGGAGTTTTAGATACTGATATAAGTTCTGTTGCTGCAACAGATACAACTTTGGCAAGTGCTAAATCAATTAAAACTTATGTAGACGCAGAAGTAGCAGGTATAGTAGATTCAGCACCTGGTACATTAAATACTTTAAACGAATTAGCGGCAGCATTAGGAGACGATGCTAATTTTTCTACAACAACAGCAACTAATATTGCCACAAAACTAGCAAAAGCTAGTAATTTATCTGATCTTGCCAACGCGGCAACTGCAAGATCTAATTTAGGTGTAGATGCTGCTGGAACAGATAATTCTACTAATGTAACCTTAGCAGGTAGTTTAGATTATTTAACATTAAGCGGTCAAGAGATTACAAGAAATGCTATTGTCCTAACTACTGATGTATCAGGCACACTTCCAGTAGGTAATGGTGGTACTGGTGCTACTACTTTAACTTCTAATTCAATATTGACTGGTAATGGCACAAGTGCTATACAAGCAGAATCAGACTTAACTTATGACGGGACTTTACAAGTAGGAAGTGCCAATGCTGATACAATAGTTAAAGTAGCAGGTAATAGGGCTATGTTTGGTTATGATAATGCAAACTTTGCTATTGTTCAGGGTGGTAATACAAAGGGAATAAAATTTAATACTAATACAGATACTTTTGGCGGTAGTCCAAAAATGACTATTACTACTGCTGGAAATGTTGGAATTGGAACTGAATCACCAAGTTATCTTTTACACCTATCAGGAACTGCACCTGAATTAGCATTTACAGATACTGATGGAAGTGCTACATGGAGAACAAGAGCAGTCACAAATAATTTTCATATTACTGAAACTGGCGCAGGAGACCCTTTTGTAATAGAAAGTGGTGCGGGTGCTAATGCTTTTAGAATTTCAAATGGTGGTGCAATAACATTTAATAATGCTTATACATTTCCTACTGCAGATGGTAGTAATGCACAAG